TAAGCCCGTCCGTTTCCGGCGTGAAGTAAAGCGGGCATTTCGCGGTTTTGTCCGTGGCCGCCGCGTCCAGCTTGAAGCAGAATTCTTCATTGAGCGCGTCGAAGAAGTCTTGCGGCGTACACCAATCTAATTTTTTAGAACTCAACAATGCGCTATTCATTCTTCGCCCTCTCTTTCTGCAAGGCTTTTTCAAGCCGTTCAACCTTCTTCCGCAATGCGCGGTTGTCAGCGTTCACCCGCTCGATCTCCGCGGCCAGCTTGTCCGCGGTGGTTGTTCTGCTGTAATCGCAAGATCGCACCACTTCGCAAAGGTAAACGGCTTTGTTCGATCCGGTGAAGGTGCTTCCGGTCTGTTCGGCCTGCAAAATCACGTCGGAAGCGTCCCGTATACCGTCCAGCGATCGCAATTCAAACCGTGAAGCAACGTGCGTCTTAATTATCTTCTCCCGCCTCCTTCCCGAATTCGCACCCGTCGCAATGCTTTGACGGATCGGCGTAACTCCGGACGCACCCGCCCGCGCATACCTTCGCGGGCTTCTCCGGAACGTCGAAAGCCAGCCGAAGCAGGAAGTTTATAACGGAAAGCATATTGCCTTTTGTAATCCCGTTGTGCGTTGGCATTTGCAAAACCTCATAGATCGCCGTTCCTTTTTCCTCAACGGTGTATTTGTCGCTGTCGATCTGCATAAAGATTGCACACGCCTTCCCGATCTTCATTCGTGGCCGCCTCCCCTCCAAAGCTCCCGCGCCATAGTCACCATGTCGCGGATCATACTTTCAATGCCGAACCATACCAGCGGCAATGCCAGCAAGAAGACTTCGCCGCCGATCGCCTCATAGCCGCGTTGCTCGAAGGCGAAAGGGCGCGCCCGCTCGAATAGGGCAATGCCCGCTACGGTCAGCAACACATACTTTGCGGCGTTCGCGGCAACTGCGAACGCACGCGGGCGTTGCCGTGCGTTGGACGTGCGTTGCAACGCTGGGCGGCGCGTTGTGTCCTGTTGAATAGCTCCTTTCACGTGAATTCCTCCTTTGAATTATGCGGTGTCGCCCGCGGTGATCGCCTTGCGTAGCGTGTGCCGCTCCATGCCCTCCATCATTAAGCCAGCCTTCATAACGTGGGCGCGTTCCTCTTCGGTCAGCTCTTCTATTTTCTTCTTCGGGCATTTTTCTTCGGGCGGGAAAAGGTTGTTTTTGTAAGCGAAGGCCGAAAAGAAAATTTCAAGCTCTTCACTCATTGCCGCTTTGAAGAATTCATAATTTGCTTCGATCTCCATTCGCTCCGCGGCGGTGCATTCCGCGCCCAGCTTCTTTCGCTTGCGTCCGGTGTACGTTCCCACGCACCCATAGGACGAAGCCCCCGTAACCATGTAAATTATTTGCGCCAGCAATCGGCGTTCTATTTCTTGACTATAAGCGAACCATGCCGTTTCGCGGCGATCCTCTTCAAGCTCCGCTTCGCTGATCCCGTATTGTTCCATAAGGCGGGATAGAATGGCTTGCGCGCTTTCGCGTTCGCCTTCAACGCCACGATCCGCAAGGGCTTTAATCTTCTGTAAAAGCTCTGTTTTGTTCGACATGGCCGCCGCCTCCCTCAATATTTGCCGTATACCCGAATGACGGTTACGGGCTTGTCTGTCTTTGTTGCCGTCACAATGGCCGAAGGCATGTAAGACACCCGCAAGAAGTCGCGGGCGGCGCGCTTTGCCAGCCTCCACGTTTTCAATTTCCCGTCCGGCTCTGCCTCCGTGATCCGGTCAAGCGGGTATTCGCACACAAGAACCGTATTCCCAAAGGGGCGACGCGCCGGCCGCTCCTTCATAAACTCCTTGTTGCCCTCCTTGCATTTGACAATTTCAAGTGCCTTCGGAAACTGCCAGCCGTCGCCGCTCTGCTTGTCCTGTTTTGCCATGTTTGAATAGCTCCTTTCGTCAACTGCCGTATGGATTTTCAAGCGTCCAATCCCAAAACGTGCCGCCGCTGTACTCCGTGCGAAAATGGTTGTGTTCACCGTCGCCCGTGAAAAAGAAGTATTCATCCGGAAGGACGCGGCCAACGTCGCCGCCTTCCCGCCGCTCCCGCTCCCAGCGTGTCATAACGTCCGCGGCGATCGCCTTTAGCTCTTCCGTGGCCGGATAATCCGGCGAATACCCCGCGAATTGATTTGGTTGCGTTATCACTTCGGCCACCGTGTCCGGCCAGCCCTCCGCGTCAACGCGGTTCAGAACGCACCACACAACCGCCGCTTTTTCCATATCCGAAGGAACGCCCCGCGCCTCTCCCCAAAGCACCCGCGCCAGCATTTCAACGTCCGCTTCGTCCGGTATGTACGGCGCGGGCGTGGCCTCCGGTGTCTGCGTTGGTGTCGGTGTCGGCGTGGCCGCCGCCTGCGAATGGGACGGCGTAGGCGTTGCCGCGGGCGCGGTGACTTCCGGAAGCTCCGTGTTGCGCTCTGCGTCCTGCTGGGCGTTGGACATGGCCGCCGACGTGAAGATAACGCCCACAATCGCCACCGCCAGCAACGCGAAGGGAAGGGAAAGGCGGGCGCGCCGCCTCGGTCTTCGGCTCATGGCCTCGCCTCCCGCGCGGCCTGCGCAAGCGCGCAATCCTCGCAACGTTCTTTTTTTATCTCCCGTTCATACTCTCCCAGCGCAACAAAATCTTCTTCAAGCGTCTTCGGATCGTAGAACAGATGAATAGACGGCCCCGAACATGACGAAATTTGAAGAATGAAATTCCGGCTTCCGTCGCTCCAACCGTTCATAACCTTTACGTCAAATCGCCCCGCCGTCATTTCGTAAAGGCACGCTTCGGGCGAACATAAGTCCACCCGCCGAAGGGAAGCGGGCGAAATGCCCATTTCCCGCCGCACCAGCTCCCGCGCCGTTTTTAGCGTCAGCCGTGGAATTCCGTTTTTCATGTTCGTTCCTCCGTTCCATATCCGAAAATTCCGTGCGCTTCACAGAACGCAATGCACTTTTCATAAACAAGGTGGTAAACCTCCCCGAATTCGGAAACCTCCCGTGCGTCCACTTTCAAACAAGGGTAACTTCCGATCGGTTGCGGCGCGATCCAATGAAGAAAATTGTTCCAGCGTGCGCCCGCGGCTTTCAATTCGTCCTTTATATCGTAGGTGTCGCCCGTAAACACATAGCCCGTGCCGTCCTCTGCAAAGCCATTCTTCCGGAAAAATGCGGCGTTTTCCTCCGCTTGCCGCTTTAAGAACCGTTTGTGCGCCTTCTCCGCAAGCACCGCTTCATGTTCCGGCGTGTACTTCTTCACAATAGCGGGCTTGATACGTCTTCCCGTGCCTCCGCATTCATAGCACGTTTTTCCCGTCCTCCACCAATTATCGCTTTGCCCCGCGCCTCCGCACCGCGGGCAATTCCAGTCGTGATAAATTTCCGTTCCGTTCCGATCTGTCCGGATATACTCTAAAGGAATAGCCATGTTTGAATAGCTCCTTTCGCTGTTATTCAGCTTTCAAGCCAAGCCACCAATCCGGATCGTTCCGCTTCTCTTCGTGCGGGCAATAGTCGCAATCCGGCAAAGGACATTTGTTGCAATACCTTTTTTGAAATTCCGTGTCCCACGGTGCTTCTAAAATCGGCAACGATCGAAGGAAGCGGGCAAGCTCCGGTTTTGTCGCCGTCAGCTTTTCAAAATTTGTCATTGTCAAAACCTCCGTTTCCTCTCAACCGTTGCCGTTCGCCGCCATGCGACGGCCTCTGCGTCTGATATTTTCTTGTGCGATCGTCTGCGCAAACTCGGCACTATATTTCGGACGCTTGTTCGCGTCAAGCTCTCCCGTGCGCCCGCGCTTCAACTCTTCATAGATTGCGGCAACGCTTCTTTCGGTCTTTGCGGCAATGTCCACCACTCTAACGCCCGCGCCGTACATTGCTTCGATTTCTCGACGCTGATCGAACGTCAAATACGAATATCCGTCCATCTTTCAAGCCTCCTTTCGCCCGTTGTCGAATAAAAAAATAAGCAGTAGAAAACAGTCTTGTTTTCTCTGCTTTTAATATTACGCCGCCCATCCGCAAAAGTCAAGAGTAAAAGCAGAAAAAACTAAAATTTTTTTGTAGCGCGTGTTTTTGGCCTTCAAGCGACCGCCGCAAGGTGCTTTCCGAATAGGTCTGCGGCACTCTGGAAGCCCAAGATTTCACGCGGGTAATTGTTGATCCAGTTTTCCACGCGGCGAATGTATGCGGCGGTGATCTTCCGAAAGTCAGTCCCTTTCGGCAAGAACCGCCGTATCATTTTGTTTATGTTTTCATTCGTCCCGCGTTCGTATGCGCTGTATGGATGGCAATAATAAATCCGCGTGCGCTTCTGTCCAGCCTTCAATACTGAACGTTCCATGCCCTCACAATCCGCGAATTCCGATCCATTGTCAAACGTTATGCTTTTGAACACCTTTGCAAACCGCTTCCCGTATCGGCGTTCCAGCTTGTCAAGGGCGCGGACGACGCTTGCGGCGGTCTGATCGGGCATTTTGATTATGATTTCCTGCCGCGTCAGCCGCTCCGAAAGCACGAACAAGGCTTCTTTCGTTCGTNNNNTTTCGCCCTGCGGCGCGCGGGCGGCCTTCTTGCGCTCCACTTTGTCATACTTCCGCTTGCGCTTCCCCCGCTCCGGAAGGTCTTTTCTTGTCAGCCGAAGGAACACGCCCTTGTCTATGTAGTTGTAAATCGTCTTTTCGCATATCTCCGTCCGGAAGGAAAGCCCGCTTTTCTTTATCTCTCCGACGACGGCGGCGGGGGAATATCCTTCTTCAACGATCTTTCTTTCAATGAATTCGGCTAACTCCCTGTCATTGCCGATTTTCAGCGAACCGCCTTTTGCCGCCAGATTGTCCCTATACCTTTGTTCGGCAATCTCCGGCGAATATCTTTCTTCGGTGGTAAGATCGGAATTCAAATGCGTATATGTGCCGCGCTTGATTTCTCTATATATCGTCGTGTTATGGACGTGAAGGCGCGCGGCGATTGCCAGCGGCTTCAACCCTTCCTTCAATCCCTTTTCGATTTTAAGGCGGTCAGTCCAAGTCAAGTGTTTGTGCATGGTAATTCCTCCCGAAAGCAAAAAATCGGGGGCGGTTTCCCGCCCCCTGCGCCTGCTGTTATTTGTTCCTCTCTTCGTATGCGGCCAGCAAATCCAGCGTTTCCGGATCGGCCAGAATATCCCGCAAGCCGCAATGAAGGGCGTTACATAGTTTTAGCAACGTTGCCAGCTTTGCCCCGCACACGTCGCGCGCGCCGCGTTCGTAGTCTTGTAGGACGCGCACGGAAATTCCCGCCGCGTTCGCAAGCTGGGATTGCGACATGCCCGCCTTCTGCCGTGCGGCCTGCAACTTCTCGTTCCTGTATGATATTTTAACGCTGATCTCCATGCGCAAGCCCTCCTTGACATTTTCGCGTTTTATCGGTTATAATAAGGGCGACGGGCGGGGAAACCCGCCGCCGAATTCGTTAGGGCTGTTTGGGCTTCTGTTTAGGCTTAATGCTGATCGTGATACGCTCCACCGTTTCACTTTCTAAAGCCTTTTTCAGAAGTTCAAGCAGTTCTTTTATCTGCTCTTCATTCACCCTTGCACCCCCTTTCCCGTGGTTTTTTCTCCTTTCTTTGTTACTCGGCTTCCCCTTGCCTGTATTCTTATTATACGTCATTTGTCGTATAAAGTCAATAGGCTACACAAAAAAATTTCAAAAAAATAAAAGGCGGCGGGGAAATTCCCGCCGCCTTCATTCGTCTATGCCTACAAGCCATTGCATGGATACGTCCAGCACTTTAGAAAGCACCATCAATTCATAATCCGTCACGAAGCGCGTTCCGATCTCAATTCTTGAAACGCTGTCCCGCTCCATTATCACGCCTGCAATTTGTAGCTTCGCGGCTAAATCCTCTTGCGTAAGCCGTTGTTTTTGCCGCGCGTCCCGCACGCGATCGCCGCATACGTTCTTCTTCCCGTGGTAGTCGTATATCTTCAATCATATCACCGCCGCCCCGCCGTGTGTTAATCATCAGCAATTTTCTTTACTTTAGCGCAAATCACGGCTATAATTGTGTTAAAGGTCAGAACGCAAAAAAGTATTCTGCCCTTGTTGCCAACACCATTATACGAAAGGGGCTATTCAAACTATGAAGAAAGCAACATTGATCCTTTGGATCGTCGGCGCGCTGTTTCTTGTTTCCTCCGTGCCGCTATTCACACAAGGAAACGCGGCGGCGGGGGCGTGCGGCGTAGTGATCGCCGCCGTTCTATTTTTTATCGGCCTTCGGAAGAAGAACGCCGCGCCCGCTCCGAAGCAGGAAGCCGCGCCGCCCGCGGCGGCTACCAGCGCGGCCAGCTCCGCGCCTCCGAAGGCGGGGGAAGGCAAGCCCGCGCACTATTCGCAAGAAGGCTTTGATTTCCTCCGGACGAAGGTTGCGGGCGTGACATTCAAAAACGGGCGGCGTTCGCGGCAAACGATCCTTCGTAGAATTTACTGGAAGGAAGAACCCTACGACAAGGGCGACATGGAATTGACGGTAGAGCGTGGCGAATGGGAAGGCAAGCCCGCCTTCGGTGTCTTCGTCAACGGTGAACAAATCGGAAGCATACCCGCCGAACACTCGCAATTCGTGGCCGACAACTTTTCCCGCCTCGACGGTATCACGAACATTGACGTGTACGGCGGCGGGGAAGGCCGGAATTATGGCGCGGAAATAATCTTGCGCTTCCGGAAGCAGTAACCCCCATAAACGACAAAAAGCCCCCGTGCCAGCCATAAGGCCAGCGCGGGGGCTTCTCTCTGTATTCCATTAAACCCGCTCGGCGGTTATCCCTTCCACGCGCCGCCCAGCGCGGCGACGGTGTAGCGTCCGGCCTTGCCGTCCACAACCAGCCCTTTAGCAGACTGGAAACACCGAACGGCGTATGCGGTATTCTTCCCGTATATGCCATCAATGCCCGTTACGCCGCAATGGTAGTTGTTAGCGATAAGGGCGGCTTGCAGGGCTTTCACGTCGTCGCCCTTCATAAGCGGCTTTGCCACTTTCAGCACGCGGGCAACCTCCCAGCCGCCAGCCGCGCCGCCGTTGGTGTTCTTCTCCGGATCGTTGCCGCCCGCGGCCTTGATCTCCGCGGCGTAGTATTCCGGCCTGCCGTAAGCGTTCCATTTGCCTTCGGAAAGCGGGGCTTTGACAACGCCGTGATCGCGCCCTTTTGCCTCAATGACGTTCAAAGCGTCGTCCACCACATAGCCGATATGATAGGCTTGCCCCTTCTTGTCGCCGGAAGTGTACTTTTTGAAAACCCAATCCCCGCGGCGCACTTCCGTTTTCTTGATGGTTTCGCACTTCCCCATAAGGGAATTTGCGGACATGTCGGAAGATACGATCCCCGCGACGTTCTGCAAATAGTACATTGCCAGCCCCGAACAATCGAAGGCGCGCAACACGTCGCCGTAGCCGTCCGCGCACGCTTTCTTCCACGTGGCAATAGCGCGGGCGGCGTTCTTGTCGTCTGTTTCCCGCTCCTTGATCCACTCTTCCGAAATGGTGTCCTTGTCCTGCCCCTGCGCGCCCCAAACATAAATAGAATGGTTTGCCGCCTGCTCTTCAAGGTATTTAATAAAGCTGTCCAAAGTCTTCATGTTCTTTACCTCCGTTCATAAAGTAAAAGCCCCGCCGCCGCGGTGAAGCGGAAGCGGGGCTTTGTCGTCAAAAGGCGGGCGGCGCGTGGCCGCCCGCTCCATAAAGCCGCCAGCGTAAAGGAGTAAACCGCCCGCGGCTGAATGGCGGTGTTACTCCGTTTCTGCGGCCTCTCCAATCGTTACGCCGCCGAAGGTCTGCGAAATTTCATATACTGCGGCTTCGATCATGTTGTCAATGCTGTTAAAGTCGATCTTGAAGCCCTTTGCCTCCAAAAACTCAACAACATATTTCTTCTTCTCTTCGCCGCGGCCTGTTCCGGTGTAAATCTGTTCTGCGGCCTTCACCGCGATTGTCACCCACTCTTTGTATTGCGCCAGCTTGCCCGCCTCTACCTTGCTTTTCAGCCACGGGATCAGAAACGCGGACACCAGCGCGGCGATCAGCGCGATAATTGCATTGATGATCGGTGTGATATCAACCATTTTATAAACCCTCGCTTTCGTTTTCTGTTGTGTTAAGTCCCTCTTTTTTCTTTACGCGCGCGGTGATAACTTCGGCAATCCGTTTCAGCATGAGCGCGCCGCATTCGATCACCACCGCGTCAAAATACTTTTCAATCAGCGTTGTTTGTTCCGTCCCCGTAATAAGGAACGAAACATACTGCGCGGCAATGAAGATCGCCGTTGTGATCCCGATTACCACGACAACACGCGTTGCAAAGCGTTCATTCAGTTTTGCGGTTTTCTTCCTGCGCCGCTTCTTCCTGCTAAATAGCTTCATGCCGCCGCCTCCCCGCTACTCCTTTACAAGTGTAAGATCGGCCAGCTTCACGGCGGCCACGACCACGCCGCCGTAGGTGATAACGGCGCGATCTCCCGAAACTTGCTTTACAGTATGATCTCGGTTATATACAAAAGCGGCCAGCCCGCCGCCCGTATAGGTCTTCGCGCCCTTGTTCACGCGCACGGTGCTTCCGGCCTTGATCGTGCCGCCGCCCGCGGCCTGCTGAATGTCTGCCGTGTCAACCCAGCCGTAAACGGTAGAACCGCCGCCAGCCACTTTGACAAGGTGGTAAGGATGTTTGCCGCCCTTGTAAATCTGCGTGATCTTTGCCGTGCCTCCCTTGCAGGCTTTACCGCTTGTTGCGTTGGCCGAAGTATAATGCTTCGTCCCCGTGAAGGTCACAACGTCGCCCACGGCCAGCCCCGCCGCCGCGGTTTCATTGCCGCCAGCCGAAGCGTTGCCGCCGCTCCCGCTCTCCGTTGCGCCGTCATATTCGATATAGGGAAGTTTGCCGTGCTTCGTCCACGTGCGGGCGTTGTACCCGCTCTTTTTGCCGATATTTGCAACGGCGGTGATCTGCACGTCATTTTCCCAACGCGGCGTACACTCGACGGCCAGCCCGTCCCCAACGTAAACGCCGATATGCCCCGAACACCAAACGGCCTCGCCTACTTCGATTTTTGAAAAGTCCGTTGTAACGCCGGAACACTTTGTAATCATGGTATCTGCGCCAATGTCCGGAACGCCGTTCACGGCATAGGACGCTCCGCCGTAGGTTTTCGACGCGTTGCCGTTCCAGCCCCAAAGAACGCCTTTGATAAGGCAAACGCAATCGAAGCCGAACACGGGCGGGCTTTGATTTGCGGCGGCCTTAATCATGGCCGTTCGCGTTGCGTCCTTGTTGTAGCTATGGTTCGTGCAATACCTTGTGACGTTCGATCCGTTCAGCGGCGCGCCGAAGCACCCCATGACATAAAGTGTTTTGTAATTCTGCGCAACATCTTTCAGCTTCTTCACGAATTCGCTTGCTTTCATAACTGCCATTGTCTTTCGCTCCCTTCGTTATTCCCGCGTTGTGTGTCCTTCCAGCGTGTCAATACGCTTGTGCGCCTGCTCCGCGGACGCTTCAACCGCCGTCAGCCGCGACACAAATTCGGTATTTGTCTTTCGCTGTTCGCGCTGTTCTGCCTTAATATCATCAACGCCGCTTTTGATATAGCCGATTTCAGACAAAACCGTTGTGTCCCGCTTCACTTCGTCTTCGGTGTCCTTTGTTCGGTTGCGGGAAAATGCGGCGTAGCCGAAGACGATTGCGCAAATTGTACTAACGACGGAAATTGCCGTTAAAATCTGTTCCATGCTTTCACCGCCTTTACACTTGTTCCCATTGCCACATACCCGCCGTGTCGGGCGGGTATACGCAATTCGGCATATCCAGCTTCGCCAGATAAACCGCGCCTTTATAGCTGTAATACAACCCGTTCTTCACGTTTACCAGCACGCCCGCGGTTTCCGGATATGGGATCGGATCATCAAGCGTCCCCGTGTGCGTCAGCTCCACAAGGCGGTAATACGCGAACGTTGTTGCTACCGGATAAGCGGCGGCGTTGGACGTGTGCGGCGCGACGATCTCAAAATACAGCCCGTCCGATTTGATGATTTCGCCCACGGTGTTAT